AACCGGGATCACATCCATCGGGCCGTCGAAGTCCTCGGGCTCAATGTCCAGGCCGTTGTCGTAGCCCTCGAGCAGTTCTTCGGTCAGGTAAGCGCTGTCGATGCGGTGCAGCACCCGCAGCACCCGCGCCATCGAGTTGTGCAGGCGCGAATGAATGCTGCTGAACACCACCATGCCCTGCTCGATCAGCGCGTGCGTGGTGCCGACGGGTTGGTTCGGGTTGGAGTCTGAGAGCTTCTCAAAGCTCGTCTGCACCACGCCCTTGCCGGCTTCGACCAAGAAGCCGAGCAATTGGAACAGCACCGGGCTCGGCGGGTTGAACGGCATCCCCATCACGAGCTTGCGGATGTCGTCAACCAGCGCGCCGCCCTCAATCTCGGCCACCTCGGTCGGTTGGACGTTGATCGTCTGGCCGTTCGGGCCGCCTTTCAACTTGAGCAGCGTCGGGATGTTCTGGATGTGCGCAGAGTCCAGCAGAGCGCGCAGGGCGCCGGTGGCCGCGCCCGACAACCCGCCGATCATGTGCGTGAGACCGATCGGGTACGCGCCGCGCCACGGCACGAACGGGAATTCGACCATCCATTCCAGTTCGCGTTGCTGCGCGTCGTCGGGCTCCCAGTTGCGGTAAAGCGCCACCGCGCGGCCCGAAGATTTGTCGATGGTCAGGATGTAGGGCGCGGGCTCGTCCTCGTCCTCAATGGCCAGCCGCGTACACACCTCAAACATGGTGCGCAGGCCGTCCTCGTTGTAGGCGGTGTCCTTGCGACCCTCGATCTTGTCGTTGGCGCGACTGGAGGCGCTGAACTCGGGCTCATCCGGTGAGCCAAGCTCCGCGTCGCGGTACATCCCCGAGCGCACGCGCCGCGCGTATTCCGACCGGGTGACGTACTGGACGTGCGTCTTGCGCTCGGCGGTGTAAAAGTTCGTGGCCGCGAAAGGCAAATACACATCGTCAATCGGCACAAACTCCACGGTCGGGCGCTTGAGCGCGTGCGACCACATGACCTTGAGATACTGCCCGCCGCCCAGCGGCAGTTGCGTGGAGAGTTGCTCGAGTTCGCTCCTGAACTCGGGGATCTGCTCGGTGAGTTGCCAGTTCAAGAAGTCGGTCTTGCGCTGCGCACGGTCGACCTTGTCCTTTTCCTGTTCGCCGAGGATCTTCGCCTTCACCGGACCGGAAGGCGGGAAGACTTCCTTCATGAAGCGCGCGGAGAAATCGACGCACGCCTCGACCAGCATCGGGTGAACGACTTTGTTCGCGCCGGAGAACTGCGCGCCACCGGGTGCGTCGTCGCCCAGGCCGGTACGGCGCAGCCCCTCTTCGTACTGTTTGTCGCGCTTTTCGCGAGCCTCTTTGTCCTTGTCGATTTTGTCGAGCAGGTCGGTCACGATGTCCGCGAGCACCGACTGATCAACGTCGTCGACAATGTTGGCGAAGTGCTCGGCCTTGCGCTCGCGCGCGGCTTCGTTCTCGAGACGCACGACAGCGCCGCCATCCTCGGTGTCCTCAACGTCGAGATCCTCGGCGTCGAGTTCGATGATGGAGCCTTGCTGCTCGTCGTCGTTGATGTCGTCAGGCGGCATCGATTTCTTCCATCAGGCTTGCGGCGCGCCGAGCGATGTCGGCGGGATCGTATTGTGCGGCATTGACTGCGCCGCCCTCGGCGTAGCGGCGGACGGCCCCGCCGCGGGCGAAGCCTTGTTGACGCTCATCGCCGACAATCCTCCCACGGGCGTCGTACTTGAGCCGCTGCCCCTCGGGCACGATCAAGTTGTGCAGCCGCTGAATGTCTTCGCCGGTGAGCCAGCCGCTCGCAGGCAACTCGGCGTCAACACTTTGCAACTTGCGCAACTCGGCGCTGCTGAAAACATCGGTGAACTTGCGCAGCCCCGCGTTCTGAGGATCCCCCACCCGCCCCCAATCGCTGCTCTTCACAAAGTCCTGGACGAACGGGAGGTAATCGTCCTTGGGCGCGCGGTTTTGCTTGCCTTTGATTTGGATGATTTCGTCCGGAACAGATTGTTGGCGCAAGTAGGCTTGAACAGCAGCTTCGAATTCCTCGCGCGAGGCGTCGCCGTACTGCTCGGCAAGCATGTCTCGAACATCGTCAGGCATGTCTCGCTCAGTGAGCTGACGACCCGGCGCCACCTCCACCGTCACGTGCGGCTCGCCTTTGGCGTCGCGCAGGCTGAAGATGCGCTTTTCTCCGCTGATCACTGCCGGGCAGTAGCCGCCGACACAGTGACCCATGGTGTCGCCCTCGTACTTGAGGGCGGCTTCGAGGGCTTTCACGTTTGGGTGAGTTTGCCACAGCCCGCCTTCTACCGGAATGCGCCCAGCAGCATCCGCGTTCTCAGGTAAACCCTCAGCTCTCAACTCCACCCACCGCAGCCCTTTCTCGTTGGGCAGGTCGGTGCCGGGCACGGTCGGGTAGGCGCGATACTCCACCGAGGCTGCATTGTTGGCGCGGGCGAGGTTGGCCGCGGCCTTCTGCTCAGCGCGCCATGCGTTGATCTTCGCTACGCGCTCGACGGCCTGCGGAACGGTGACCCTCTCGATATCCTTAGGCGTGTAGCGCAGCTCCCGCGGCAGGTCGCTCGCCGGGTCCAGCGCGTTGCGCAGCTCGTCGACGAGGTGCCGGAAGTCCAGATCGACCGCGCTCATTGGCCCGGTGGAGTAGACCGGTGTTTCGGGCGGCACCTTGGTCAGCCACGGGTTCTCTTGCACCACGGGCAACTCCGGGTCGGAAAACATCCGCGAGCCGGCGCGGTACGTGCCTATGGCCTCGTCAGCGAGCGCCTCCCAGCCCGCGGCCATGCGCGTGCGGTCTTCCTCGGCGCCCATGGGCCAGCCCCGCTCAGCATGCTCCCGCTGCGCGAAGCCTTCCTCCGGGAAACCGGCAGCCTCGCGCGCTCGGCCCACCGACATGGGCTCGATGGCTTGCGCCTCGAGCAGCGTTTCCTCAGGCAGGTGGCTGATGCCGCGCTCCTGAATGAGGCGGCGCACCGGGTCCTCCGGCGTGGCCATCTCGTTGCGGAGGTACTTGGCGAGCTTGGTGTCGAGCCAGCGGTTGACGGCGTAATCAGAGGCGGTTGCCGCTTCGAGTTGATCGGGCGCCATGCCGACATACACAGAGCTGCGCTTCAACGGCTCCACCGCCGACTCAATCGAGCCGGCCAGCCAGTTGCCGCCCTTCGGCTTCACGACCGGCATCGGCGCCACGGGCGCCAGCGCCTTCGCTAGCGGCCCCTCCCCGGTGAGCATCGCCCGGTTCACCGCCTCGCCCGCAGCACGCGCCACGGGGCGCGCAGCACGCGCAGCGCCCTTGGCCGCCATCGCGCCCAGCGGCGAGACGTTCAAGGCCACATCCGCCGCATCCAGCACGCGCGGGTCGAGTTTGAAGGTCTGAAGTGTGCGCCCGCTGCCGGGTCGCAGCATCGCCGCAGGGCCGAAGTAGCTCACATCCTCAGCCAACCCCGCTGCGCCGGGCAGCGAGAGCAAGTCTGCGAGCGAGGTCTGCCCGAGCAGTTGAGAGTCGATGCGCACTCGGCCGGCAGCGTCTCGAGCCGCGCCGAGCATACGCGCCAACGCACCGAGCGCGGGAGATTGCGGTTGCGGTCGGATTTCAGCCATGGCGGCGGTGCTCCTTGAGTTGAGCGAGGCCGCCGCGAGCTTTGAGCTGAGGCGGCACCGGGATGTAGTCTATCCCAAGACGCCGGAAACGCCTCTCCAGGTCCGAGGACGGCCGACCGCTGTAGTCGTACACTCGGGCGACATCTTCCGCGGTAACGGGACCGTGAATTTGCGCCTCTACAAAGTCAACCTCGCTGGGCGAGCCAACCTGCCGCAACAAGTCGGTGATCGGCGTGCGTTGGAGCAAGGCTTGCTCCCGGGGCAGCAGCGGCAGATCGGTGAGCGCGGTCAACTCACGCGGCACCTTGTACGCGCCAGCGAACTCGTAGCCGTACTCGTTGCGGATGGGCTGGAGCCCCGCCCAGGCCCAAAAATCGCGATCCGCCTTGGTCATGGTGGTGGAGTGCGGATCAGCCATGCGCGGGGCGCGCTTGAGCTTAGGGTTCAACTCCAAGTAACGCAGCGCCAGTTCGCGCAGCGCCGGGAAGGTTTCATTGCGGACCAAATTGGGCAACGTCGCCGTGCGCGGGAACCCGCCATAATCCGCTAGGTCTCCGATCGACACTGTGGCGCGGGATTTGACCTCGGGCTTGAGCTCCAGCCCGTAGTCGCCGTACGTGGGCAGCACCCCCTCGGTCAACCCAACGTAAGGGTCCGAGAGCGCGGCGGCGTAGGTCTGACCCGCGCGGCCCGCAAACAACTCGGGCTCACGCACCGCGCGCAGCCGGCGCGTGAGCGGTGCGTTGCGGGCGCCGCTCTTGCCGGTGTCGAACACCGTGCGCAGCGCGCCTTCACCACTCAACAACTCGTCGGGCAACCGGCGCCGCGACACCAGCACCGCGTCCTGCAGCGCGCTCACCTCTTCCGGGGACAACGTGCGGGCCTCGGGCGGCGCCACCGCGCGGGTGACCGCCTGCACGTGCGGGCTCACCAAAGGCTCCGCCCCCGCCGCGCGCTGCGCCAGGATGAACTCACGCAGCGCCTTGAGCGCCGCTGTCTTGCCGCTCATCGGTGTTTCACCACTTTGTCTTGTCCGCCCAGTAGGCGGCGGACATCCGACCCTTGGCGATGTTCTTGGCGTGCCGAGCCTTGAACGCATCGTTGCGCGCCGAGCCTTCGGGCGAGCCCTTCACGCCTTGTTGGCCGAAGCGAATGACCTTCTCTTCGCCGCCCGAGCACGCTTTCACGATGTGGCTCTTCTTGGGGTGATTGGGCGTGCGGCGCGGCTCGTTGCACGCCATCGCGGCTTTGTCGACGCGCTGGGTCATTTGCGCCTCGCTGCTGCGCGCATATTGTCCACCAAGTTCGGGTAGGGGCGACCCGCGGTTGCTGCGGTCGCGCGAGCGGACGCCTTCGCGCGCTTGCCGAGCGGCTCGGGCTCGCCGAGCGACTTCGGGCGGCGCTTGTCCCAGATGGGCTTTTCACGCGGCATAAGGGTTCGTCCTTTCCTTGCGCCACTGGCGCGGCTCGTCGTCGCGCTCGCGGGCGCGTGGCAGTTCAAACCAGCCGTCATTTTTGAGGTAGATGATGGCCTGCGCGAAACAATCCACGTACTCGTCGTGCTCCGCGACAGGGAACTTGGCGAGTTGTTTCAGGAACGCCGCAGCCCAGCTCACGGGTTGGCCCGGGTTCTTCGCGCTCTCCGGCACCCAGAGCAATCCGAGCTCGAGCGTGGGCGCGGCCTGATGCGCGCGGCTGACCTTGTCGGCCAACCCCGGATTGTAGCCCACCGCGGGCACGCGCGCGAGCCGCAAGTCTTGCAGCAGCGACTGGCCGGAGGCCTTCGCTTCCACGAGGATGCGGTCGGGCCTGCGCGCGGTGCGGAGACCATCCTTGACCGTCGTGCCGCCGTAGGCTGTGTTCCACTCGCGGATCACGCGCTCGCGCAACTCGGGGTACGACAGATGCTCGTCCCAAGCGTCGATCAGCATGGCTTGTCGCGCGCCGCGGTGCGTGAACACACCCCAAACTTCGCAGCCTGTCGGGTCGCCAGTCGTCTTCTCGGTGAATGCGGTGTCGTAGGACTGAAGGATGAACTCGAACTGCGGCAGCGGCTGATCCTTGGGCCACAGCTGGAAGTGCTTCACCTTCAGTATCCCGCCCTCGGCGGGCGTGGGGTCTTGTTGCAGCTGGCCGGCGGAGCCGTAAGCGCCGAGCAGTTGCTTGAGCTCGGTGATCTGTTTTTCGCCGAACCGCTCGGGGCAGATCAGCTCGCCCTTAGTCTTGCGCGGATCGTAGGGGCCGAGCGCAGTGCGTCGCGACTGGCCGTCCCACTCGGCCGGGATGCACAAGTGTTCCCAGCCGCCGATGTCGTGCAGGATGTGGCCGCTCACGTCACGGTCGTGCAGGCGCTGCATCACCGTGACCATGGCGTCGCGCTTCGGGTCGTTGAGCCGCGTCGACCAGACGACATCAAACCACTCAAGCGCCGACTCGCGCATGGCGTCGGATTGAGCCTCTTGCGCCGAGTGCGGATCGTCGAGCACCAAGCGCGAGCCGCCCTCACCGGTCGCGGTGCCGCCCACGCTG